TATAGCAAGAAACAATATCTTTTTTAAAACATCTAATTTTGTTACTTTTGGTTTTTATCCTAAGTACGAAGAGTACCCCGAGACAGTCGGGATAAAGTTCAGAGAAGCCCTTTTAGAAACCAGCTTTAAGTCAGAAGGCACTAAGACCAAAATACCAATTAAGTATGATATTACTGATGACTATTCTTGGAAAAGTGTGATCACGTTGACGGACGAATTCAAAGAGACAAACGACCTTGGTCAAGAAGTCTACCCTCGTGCGTTCGATTACAAATTCAAACAAAAATCACCAGAAAACACACTAGGCACGTTTAGAGTTGAAAAACCTTTGGGCCCCGATAATAAAGACTATCAAAAATACAAACTGTTGCCTTCTAGCGGACAACTTGGAAAAAGTGATTTCAGAGGTTTGGTGATGAAGAACCTGTTGAACAACTGGGTCTATAAAGATTTTAATAATGTAGATATTGATGAGTCCGAGGCAAGGTCTCTGATGTCTAAATTGCAGAACATTGTAAATACAAAATTTGTAGCTTCTCTAATGAGCGTTGATGGAAATATCCCATCTGGTTTCCTCCACGGTAGTAAAAACCAAGAAATAAAAGCAGAACACCTTGAATATGTTGCCCCGAATGGGGCAGAATACGATTTTGAAGAAACAGACGCAGTTTTCGGAAGAGCAAAGTCTGAAAACGATAGGGTTAAGTTCCTAGACCCTGCTAAATATGGTGGAGACTATACTTCACCAAGTATTTATATTTCACCCCCTAAAGACGAAGGTTTGATGCAAATTGCGAGGGTTTTTGTTCCGCATATTTCGGAGGGGTGCAACCCAGATTTGTCAAAGTCTCATTTTTTAAAATTGGATCAAATAAAAGAAATTATAGATGCTGCGAGAGCCGGTATGAAACCCCATAAGAAGTTGGAATTTTCCCCTGAGTGTGTAAGAGAATTCCCATTTGATAAAATAGCTTCTCCTGCCACTCTTGCTTCACTAGAAGGGGTCGTTATAGCCACCATAAGAGTATATCTGGCAGACTTTTTTGCCAAAACGATGCCTATCTGGTCAAGCATTTCTTTGGTTTCTTTGGTCAACAACGCTGAGAACTATGATGAACTGCTACCAGAATATATTGTCATGCTTATGAAGCGAGGCCTTTCTAGCGAGAAGTCCATCTTTTCTCGTGCTACTTATGAGGCTTACCCGTATTGGCTTTTATTCTTGGAGCAAGCGGCTCAAATTGTGCAAAGGAGAGTAAAGAACGGCTCCATAGAAGAGACAACAGATATTAAAGAGGCCTTTGATACTATCAACGAACTACAAAATCAACATGTTGTTGCGAGTCCAAAAGATTTGATACTTGTGGCAAAATCATACGATGGAGATGTAAAGGTCAACAATTTCGCAAATGATTATTTGGCAGAATCGATTGTTAAGGGTGGGGCATTGATAGGTGGCGTTATGGAGCGTGGAGAGTTGCCTTCTGGTACGAGTTCTTTTGGAAGTATCTTATGGTCTGCTTTCGGCTTAAAAGAGGCCCGGTTTAGCGCTAAAATGTGGACTCTTCACCGTGGCCGCAAAGCTGCCATGACTTTGTTAAAGTATCTTGTGATTGGCGAAATCAATGAATACCAATCAACGATGGCAAACAAATTGCATGAAATGAATAATATGCCACATTTTAATGATTTGGGCCTGTCCTTGATAGGGAAGCATGGCGCAGCGGTAGGTAAAGCTCCAGAGAGTGGAATCTGGGCGACTACACCAGATAGTGAAGAGTTCAAGGTGCCACCAGAAACAAGAAGAAAATATGGTGATGTAAATTCTGTGTCTTCCAACCCGCTTGAGAGACACAGCCTAGAGAGTGCAAAGGGAAAGTTGCCCAAAGTTAAACAAGAAGATTTTGACTTTATGAAAGAAAACGGAGCACTTTTTCTAGAAAAATATATAAGACTATTCGATCGTACAGAGGAAAGCGGCACAAAACCAATCCCAGATTTTATCAAAAACAGACCAAACCACCTCAAGGGTGTAGTTAACATATCTGATTTCAAGAAGTTTCTTAATGACAACAAAGATTCGATTCCGGCAGATATAAGAATATCAGATTGGTTTATGGTAAAAGAGATTGCCGAGTCTGAAGAAAATAAGCCTGCTGAGTATGAGGACGTAGTTGGTATAAAATACGGTGTTAGGCTATGCTATATACCCGACGAAGATTTCCGGCCTTTTAGCTTGCCAAACGCAGAAGACAGCAATAAGGCAATTTTAGAAAAATCTTTTAAGTGCAAGCCAATATCATTCGAGGTAGAAAAAGAATCTACGGTACCCGGCTCCTTATCTGGTCCGACTTATCAGGTTAGTGTGCTAGAAGGTTCCAAAAATACTTTTCCCATAGAGGAGATAGAACAGGAAATACCTGATACTGAGTTAATTAAATTAATTGAATTTGATGATGATTTAAATCAAGAATTAAGGTGTTATGTTGATAGGTTGACCCTTGGCACAAGATTTGATTTAATATTTCATAAATCTTTGCACTTAAAAAGAATAACCTCCCTGCTTATGATATCATCTTATGACAGTTGGGTGCCCTCGATAGGTGCGAAAGGCAGCGATGAAAGGATAGAACCAGAAACCCCCGAAGCTTACGAGGACATGGAAGACGACCCACCATCCTATTCAGACCCCGGTGGGACGCCATATTTTAATGACAGCAGAAAAGAATGTAGAAAATTGTTTATAGCCAATTATAGGAGAAACGATTTTGACCCAAAGGACGAAGAAGAAGATTTCGACCCAATCAAGGACAACGTACAACAAATGATGTCAAATACGTTTAGTTCTGTTTTGTATGGCTCAGATGTTCCTTTCTGGATGAAATGGAGAGTTCTTAAAGAAAACCCTGACGATAAAGAAGGTAACGCTTGTGGTAATCAATTCACTAAACTATTTAAGAAAACAGAGGAATAAGAATAATGGCCAATTTAACAGTAAGATTCCCGTTAGAACAAACAGGAAAAAACACAGGCTTTGATTTACTTTCTAGTGAAGATATAAGGGATTTGGTCAAATTTAATATCAAAAACACCCTCTTGACGTGTCCGGGCGAACGTACATTTGACAGCGAGGACTTTGGAGCTTGTTTGAGAAAAATATTATTTGAATACCCAACCGCATCTGTTTTAGACACAGCAGCTTCAGCGATAAGAAAGCAATTGGGGATATTCGTTCCGTATATTGTTTTAGAGGATGTTGATATCACAAACCCGGACAATATGGTAGCACATGTCAGGCTACTATACTATATAAATGAAATAGAGGCTAGAGACGAACTGTTAATTAGAGTCAGAGTATAAAGTATAAATTGATATAAAACCTATTTATTTTGTAAAAGAGGGTCCCTATAAATGCCAAAAAGCAAAAATATTAATATAAAATACACCAGCAGAGAATTTGAATCTATCAAGGAAGACCTTATAGATCATGCTAAACGATACTACCCAGATACCTATAGGGACTTTTCGAAGCCTTCATTCGGAGCAATGGTAATAGACAGTGTGGCTTATGTCGGCGATGTATTGTCATATTATTTAGACTATCATGTTAATGAATCCTTTATGGATACGTCGATAGAATTTGACAATATCAGGAAACATGCTAGATCCCTTGGTTATAATTACACTGGTGTTCCCACTACATACGGTATTTTAGATTTTTATGTTTTATGCCCAGCCAATGCAGAAGGAACGGCTCCAGATTTAACTTACTTGCCAACACTAAAGGCGGGATCGACCTTCACATCTGAAAATGGTGGAAATTTTATATTAACAGAGGACGTTATTTTTAATAGTGTAAACAACGAATTTAGAGCAGCTAGATTTAATGGCGCCACGGGTGCTACAACCAATTTTGCTGTAAAGGCTTCGGGCCAAGTTCAATCTGGTATGTTGATGTCTGCGGAGGCAGACCTGACAGACGAAGCCTTCGAGAGATTCAGGAAAGTCAGAATTGGCGCAGGAGAAGTTACGGATATAACAAGCGTTGTAGATTCCGAAGGAAACAAATACTATGAAGTTGATAACCTTGCTCAAGAAACGATATTAGTTGAAACCACAAATCCGGACGCCCTAACTGATGGCGTCAGATCTATAATCAAGCCTTTTGTGGCCACTAGAAGATTTACTGTGGAGAGGGACGATACTGGAACATATCTACAATTTGGATTTGGCTCAGGGGAAGAAGACCCAACTGCTTTAGTCGACCCGTCAAAAATTGCTTTAAAGATGCACGGTAAAAATAATATAACTCTATCTTCTTTTGATCCTAGTAAGTTATTAAAAAATGATAAACTTGGTGTCTCTCCTTACAACACAATCCTCACAATTATATACAAATTGAATAACATTGGATCGATAAACGCAGGAGCGAATAGTGTCAGTGTTGTTTCGCGAGCAATTTATGATTTTAACAACTTAACCAGCTTGGATACCAGTCTTGTTTCCGGAGTGAAAAACTCCCTAGAATGCACAAATCCGCTCCCT